ATTTGCTGGCACATTGGTTTTGTCTGCATCAAATAAGGCCATGGTTGCATAACTATAGTTGCCGCCTTGGGCCTCAATTAAATCAATCGACATTTGGCGAATATGGGTTAACAAAACAGTTAATGCATTTTTAAACTGTGATTCGGTGATGGTGTTCCCGATAAAATCGTAATCGCTCGGTACAGTCATTGGGTTACCCTCAAGAACAAAAAACCCCGCGAATGCGAGGCTTAGAAAGTTAAAATTTATTAAACAGACGTTTCCGGAATCGGAATAAACGGCGCACCACGGAAACGGGAAAAGTTATTAAAGCGGTTCTGGCAAGTTTCCAGACGCTTGTCGCAACCCGGATAAACCTTGATTCTCTGCCCCACCTCAGGATTTTCAAGTAATGGCAATGTAAGAAGCAGCACATCAAGCTCATGCAAACGAATCGTTCGTTTAAGGCCCTTATTACCACCTTCTAAAAATTCGATCACGCCTTGAGTGAACCAGCCCTGCGGCTGGTTGATATCACATAGAATCCGCGATGCTGTACTGCCAGCAGCAATCGTAGTTTCAAGCGCATAATTTTCACGATTCAAACCACAGGCGTGATCAAACAGTGTATTGCTGCAGCTTGGCTGGTATAGATTACGCGGCATCTGCACGTTCAGTTCATCCAGATCTGATGCAACACTGGCTTGTATCGTATTGCGATCAAACTCAGGTTCAATAATCCGGCCTTCAAACAACTTGATCGTTCCTGCACTGGTATCAGTAGGTGTGGATGCATCCATAAAAATACGTTCAAGCTTGAAACGTGCACCATCCATCTGACCATTGTGAAAAGCCTGAACAATACGCAGACTTTCAAAAGTTTCTTCATCAGTAACGTCAATGGTTACAGACAGATTATCCACTTCCACACCCAATGATAATGTGATGCCATCCCGACTAATGATGGGACCATCAGAATGATAAAGCTCACCCGCAACAATGAGATCAAAGTCATAATTGGTGTATCTATAGATATCATTCTGGATCGTCGTGATCGTATATAGATCAGCCATCACGAACTGATTAGCATCAAGTAACGCGATCAGTTTTTCCGAAGCTGCTCTCATACTTTATTCCCCAGTGAGCCTACCATCTCAACTTTTCCCGCTTTCCAGAGTTTGCTCATAAAATTGGTGTACTGCTGTTCATCATCTGCAAAGCGGCAGCGATAATAATAGGTGCCGGTGATTGTGATAGATTCACCTGCAGCTAACGGAATAGGCATTTGCAGCAAACCATTATTAGTAATACCAAACTGAAGTAACCACATTTGATCATCAGGATCTGACCACATCGGTTTTGATGCAACTTCATCCCACATCAATGGATCTTTACTCTGTTCCGCTTGCGTATGTTGCAAAGGGATCTGAGTGATATTGATCTGCTTATAAAGCTGGAATGACGTTTGAACACCATCGCCAATGAATGTGCACTGAAATTCATTGTCCTCAGGCATCTTGAAAAGGAATGAACCAAATGAGCCACGGCGTTCAAGAAAAAAACCCTCAAGCTGCTGGAATTCTTTACGTCCTTTGCTTTCACGAAGGAATGCAAAGGACATGCTGATTTGATACTTGGGCACTGCTTGATAGCTAGCCCGTAGCTCGCGGCCGTTTACGGACTGCATGATCTTGGTATTGAACATTGGGGTTTTGGTGAGATCCCACTCCAAACCCGGCAATTCAGGAAACAATACGTCTGACATGAATCCTCCTTATTTACCAAAATTTCGGCTATAACCTTTCAAGCTGTTTGCTACAGCTTTACCGTTTCTCTTCAGCCATCGATCAGCGCCTTTGGTGTCTAAAAATCCAAGATTAAAGTGATACGAATCACCACCAGATGCAGCAGCAGGATCAGCAAAACCACCATTGGCCATAGATTTACCCAACGCACGAATTGTATTGGCATGCTGTTTCGGCAATACCATTTCTTCTTCGTGCAATTGCGTCATAGGGTTCACACCAGCTGGAATATCGTAACCGCCACGTGCAGAGGCCACCTTACCAACCAATGCAGCTACGCCCGCAAAAGCAGCAACACCCAAGGCAATATTCACAGGGAATGGAATGGATGCCATAGTTTTGGCCATAGCCTCCCATGCCGACATCATGATCGATTTGATGGTTTCCATGATTTTTAAACCAATACGCGCAAAGACACCAACACTGGTCGCAGCAGTCTTGGCTCCTTCACCAGCTACAACAGCACCGGTCTGTGCAGCTTGGCCAGCAACCTCGGCAGCCGTTTCAGTCTGAATGAAACCCATTTTAATGGCCATTCTTCTGGATAGACCGATCATGTACTCACGTAGCGGCTCAGTTACCATTTTCTGAATAAAGAAGCCGGCCATCTCAGTCATGATTGCATTGCTTGCGTTTCGCCAAGTCAAAGTACCATTCATCATCGATTGAATGCCTTTGTCCCATAGGCTTGAAATACGATCAGTAAGGCCACCAAACTTTTTCTCGAAATCCTTCATCTGGGCTTCAGACATGAGATTAAACGATTGCGTATTGGCGACCTTCTGATCAGTATCCAGATTTGCAATATCATTGGTGATACGGCTCTGATTGCCACCTTTACCCGAGATCGATGAGTACTGCTCCTCAAGTTTTAAACGCTCTTCCAGACCATTGCGCTTGATTGCCCGAAGCTGATCCTCAAGTTGCTTCTCCATCTGAACTTTTTGAGCGTTCGAGATTTTATTTGCATCTAAAAGTGCCTGAATACGGGCTTTTTCAATATCAAAGATGCGCTGCGCTTGTTCAATTGCGTTTGCAATTTCCTGCTCACGAATCTCTTTAATTTTCTCGAACTGTTCTGTACGCAAAGCCTTGATCTTGTCGCTGGCCACTTTCTCAGCCTTGATTCTTAGCTGTGCTTTTTCAGCATCGGGAATTTTGGCCTTCTCGATATCCTCCAAGGCTTTTTTTAGATCTAGCTGGATTTTTTCCTCTTCAGTAGCATACTTGTAGCGGATATCAGCGATTGCCTTGGCTTCCCGCTCGGCCTCACGTTCTGCATCAGATTTCCCTTTCTTCGGTTTTTTCTCCTTCTCATCCTTTTTACCCGTACCTATGCCACGATTTGCATTGAAAGTTGGTAATGGGCTGGGTTTTGGGCTTTCATCTGTTGCATTTGGATCTTTGAGAAAAAGCAACTGAAGTTTTTTACCCCCCTTTTCAGACGCACCTGATATATTTTCCCAAGCAGTCTTCCAGGATGTTCCTGCTTTTGTTGCAGCTTCATTCCATGCATGCCTTACCTCAAAAGCGCGATCTCTCATTTTAGTGGTGTACTGGTCTGTGATTGATCCAATTTTTGCAAGACCATTATTCCAATTGGCTGATGCACCAGAGAAATCAAAGCTCAAGATACTTTTAACAGTGTTCCCGAATGTCTGAAACTTAATGCTTAAAACATCAAGACCATACTGAATCGTATCTCTAAAACCACCAAAAGCATTTAAGGCAACATTGATTGATACAGCAATAGCCTGGCATACAGTCGATATCACAGCACGAATTCCTTCAAATGCAATATTAATTCCAACCTGTAAGCCGACTGCAGCGGCACCGAAACCTTTAAGTGCCCCTGATACCAGATCCATAAAACCAATCTGCTCAAGACTGCCATCACCGATGTCAGAAGTTAAATCACTCCAGATCCCGCCTACTGTTGCAAATAGATCCTGCGAAATCTGTGCCCAACTCACAAAAATCGTGATAATTGCAGTTACAGAATCATCGATTCCATCTCTGGATCTAACTGCAAAATCTAAAAAATCATTTGCTAGTTTTGTAAGAAACGGCGCTGCTTGAGCTGCCATACGAGTGAATACACCCTGCATGGTTGCCTGTATGGTCTCAAGTGAATTATTAAATTCTTTGGTTTTAGCAATTGCATCCTGATCCATGATTACACCCAGATCATGAGCCTGCTTAGCATATTCTTTTAATTTTTCACCATTGTTTTCAAGCAACGGGGCTAGCAGCATTGCATCATTGGCAATCGCTTCCATATAAAATGTCATTTCAGCTTGCGATACGTTAGCCTTCTTCAGTGTGTCATAGTATTTCCCGAGAATCTGAGGACCAGATAAGCTTTGAAATTCTTTTGCAGTCACACCGACTTTTGGTGCAATCTTCTCGAAGAAATCTTTCATTTCTCCGCCACCTGTCTGCATGAAATCACCGAACTTATCGTTCACGTCTTTCATAATGTCAGAGAGCTTATCCTGTTCTACACTTACACTTTTTGATGCAAAAGCCCATTCTTGAAATTCGGTTGTGGTTGCATTGGCCAGACGGGCCTGATTTTCAATTTGCTTTGCCGTTTCACCTACCTTAGTGACAATATCTGGTAATGCTGCAATACCATCTGCAACGCCACGGGCAATCTGCTCACCAATCCCTAAAAAGAATCCACCTCTAACTAGAGACAAGCTACTGGTTAATGACTTGGATAAATTGTCACCAACATTGCGAGCTTTACGTTGTATATCATTTGCAAAGTTATCAAACTGAGATTTCACGCCAGAAAAATCAAAAGTAAACTTCATATTTTTTGTAGAAGCTTCGATCCCTTTAACTGATTTATCTACAATTTTTTCAGCATCATTCATACCAGATTTAAGCTCTGAGGTCTTAGCACTGACATGAACTTCGATTTTGTTATTTGCCATTCTCTTTTCCTCAGGCGTAAAAAAACCACCCGAAGGTGGTTGATATTATTTATTTGATGGTATGACTTACTAGCTAAAACTACTCTTCAAAACTTTAATATTTTTGAACTCAAATTAACTTAATGGATTATCCATACTTTTTAGCAAAGTTTTCATCTGATGTACAAAAATAAATTATTGCCTCAAAGAATGCGATAATAGCTGGTATAAATGTCCAAAAAAATAATAAATACAAAATACCCTGACCAACTTTACCAAGATAAAATTTATGGACTCCAAATCCACCTAGAAACAAAGCTAAAACACCAGCAGCAATTTTACTTTTATTACCAGTAACTTTAACATCTGTTTGTCTTACACCACATTTGGGGCATATTTCAGCGCGAGTATCAATTTGCTGACCACACGCAAAGCAAAATTTTGTTGCAACCATTTAAAGCTACCTTTTAAATTTATTTTCTTTTAAAAAATTATATGGCTTTTTAGTTAGGAAAAAATACTGCATTATCTTGATTTAAATCTTTATTAATAACAAAAAAGATTTTTATAGTGTTATCAAAACAACTTCACTAACTATCCAAACTGCCAAACTCAATACATAATTTACTACAATTTTTATTTTTTATAAAAATTTTATCTGAATCCAATTGGAATCATAAATCAATCAGGGCAGCCTTAACCACCCTGTGGGAAATTCATAAGATCATCCATCATTTTGTCATCATTGGATTCAATATCATCAAAACTCGGGTTATCTTCAATCCCCATGAATGCTTCAAGAATCCGACATAGACGCTGGATACCGACTTCGGCGGGAGGATACTGTTTTTGATACGCATTCAGAGCATTTAATCTCGGAAAATCCAACTCGTTAAGAACGTAGTCATAGTCTTTACCGAGCGTAAGTACTAAATGCGCATACAGCTCCTCCCAGTTTATTCCCCCGATGACTCACCAGCATCCGCTTTACCAGCAAGACCCGATACAGTCATGACCGCGCCCATGACTTCTTGAAGCTGGTCCATGTAAAGCATATCTGCTACATCTTCGCGTGTGATGTCAGGATAATTACGCTTAAGAGACTTATGTGCCACATCAATCACTGTCCCAACATCACTTGGCTGAAAGCCCTGTAATGCCGGTAAGAGTTTTTCGACTGCACCAAGCGACAACGGCGCGAAAACAAAAGGCTGGCCATCAATAATAATGGTCGTACCACGCGGGTTTTCTACTTGTTTAAATTGCATGTGTGTTACTCCGAAGTGGTCCATTTAAATACGCGGTTCAGGTCATCGGCCATTGGCTGAAATTCAAATTCAGGCAGATCGTAGTCGTCCTGTTTTGAACTGAACGCCAGCTTGTTGCTCACGCAGCGGAAGAACTCCATTCCAAAGAACTTGCCCTTGTAGTCGCGCATCAGATCGACAGCAAACTCTGGCGTATACCCCATATCCAGATTTGTTACCGTTCCTGACTTGGCACCCGCCACACTGGTAGAGTACTTAAAGCTGATAAATACCGTCTTGTTGGCATCGGCAGTGGCAAACGTATATACGCCTGTTGTTTCATTGACGCTGTACTGACCTGCTACCGGTGCGCTGGCCACACGCTTGAGCGGAATTGCCTTGCCATCGGTGACGCCCAGATCTTTTTTGAAAGTACCGCTGTTAGGAACAGTTGGCGTTACAGATCCACCAGAAGAAATGACTTCACCATTAATCGTTTGCGTAACCACATCAAGACCACCTTCGGCAATAATCCCACCAAAGAAGATCGAGTTAAGTAACGCACCATTGATACGGCCAAAGGTGGCTTTGCACTTAATAGAGCCTTTACCGCGTGCAGCATCAACCGCAAACTGACCACGGCCAAACAGTTCTTTTAAATCGTAACTGATATCAACCGATACAGACTGCATCACACCTACTTCAACCGGGGTGGCATTACTGATCGGCTGCCCATAGACATCCTGAATTGGCGTAGCAAATACTTTGCCTGCACCAAATAAATATTGAGCCATAACGACCTCTTAAAAATGAAAAACCGCCATTCAGGCGGTCATAAAGTAGTTGAGAAACTATTGGGTGGTTAATATCCGGATCGGGATAATGGCAATGCCTTGATCATCAAGCATGTTTTCAACCGCCTCATAAACTTCAATCGTTCCATCGATCCAGCAATGCTCAACCAGACCACCAAGCGTCTGGTATTCGGACATTTCAGGAAACTCAGGCTTAATTGCCTGTCTGAGCTTATCAATGTACAGATTAAGCTGAGTCGAAGGCGGTACGGCGCTATCAGATTCACTGATGTAAAGATAAATCTCAGCAGCCAGTTCAACCTTTGCATTCAGTCCATGTACAGCCATTTCCTGCTGATTGCCCTGAGTAATAAAGAGCGCTGGACGTTGTTCCACTGGTACGTTGTTAAAATGCCGTAAACGGCGGCTGATCGTAACCACACCATCCATCTTGGACTTAAGCCGCTCAAACAAAGCGGCATATATTGCTTCACTGTCCATTCAGACCTCGCTCAATTGCTGCATCGATATTTCTTGGAAGAATTTTGGCAATCAGATCCAGCGAATCACGCATGTAGCGCCGTTCTCTTAGATTGACCTTACGTGAATGAGCCTTCACATTGACCTGTGTCGGTGTAATTGATTTGCCAAAGGCCTGCTTGATCATTCTCAGATGAGCCTTGATCCCCACGGAACCTGTTAATCCAAACTCATGTACAAATGCATACGGAACCAAGGCACCGCCAGCGCCCACAGTGCCCTCGATCCAGTCCTTACCCTCTTCAACTCTGGATGAGATTGAGCCACGTAACCGACCTGATTGAACGTTGAGCCGCTGACCGGTCAGCATATCTTCCTGAACAGTGCACTGTAACTTTAACGTCAAGGCATTAATCGTGCGTCTGATTTCAAACCGGATACGATCATTCATATCGTTAAAATTGACGTTTACATCAACTCGGGTATCGCTCATGGCTCACCTATTCGGCTATTGCTTTGGTCGTGGGCTTCTTTGTTTCTGGCTGCTCGATGAAACGCTCGAAACCCAGTGGCTTAAGCATGTGAATGATGTCTGTATCAGTCGTGATTAAACCGTTCGATAACTCGAATGTCTGTCCACCGATTTCAATCGAGGTGGCTTTGTAGCCAGCCGGTGCCTGATATTTAAAAAGCATATGTCTCTCCTAAACCACAAATGCACCAACACTCAATGAATTAGGGTTGGTACCATCTGCAGTGGGAATTGAATTTTTTAGCGCCAGATAGCGCTGGCCATAAATGCTCTGGTTATAAAATGTTTCAGTGTTAGAGCGCGAATAACTCACGCTCTGACCTGCAATCGACATACTTGAAGCATCTGAAAAGCCGTTACCTGACTTGGTTTTGAGTGCAACTTTTAGGATATGTGCTGCATAAAGACCCGCAGCACGCTCTTTCAGCTCACCAAATTCAACCGAACTCACCACCAGATCTGCTTCTTCGAGTGCATCTGCAATCTCTGCATCTGGCAAATTTAGCAGTGCTGTGTCGTATTTAAATTTCTGTTTAAATGCTTGCGGGTCCATACATCACCTATTCTTTTGCTTGAGATAGTTTTGCCTGTAACTGCTCCAGGCTTTCGTCCTCGCTAAAGGTAATACCTAAACCAGTCAATTCAGACTTTACGGCGGCCAGAGCTGTTTCACCGGCTGCTTTGGCTGCATCCGTTGCAGCATTGTTTTGTTTGCCCCCTTTACCACCACGGCCAGATTTAGGCGCTGCTTTAGGCTCATCATCGGCGATCTCCTCGACTTCAAGCTCACCGGTTTCAAGCAAATGCTTGGCAAACTTGTTCTTTTGAAGTTGCTTGTGCACATCTTCATCCACCAGTGCCGCAACACCGTTGGAAAAAGTGGCAAGGCCAGAAAAAACAAAAGCGGCATTAGAGCCGCTATAGAGATAAGAATATTTCATGATGATTCAAGCCTTATACATGATCCAGATAGCGAAGCGAATCGACACGCTTCAACCAAACACCCTGATATTTATAGTGACCAGGTACTTTTACATCCAGCCCATCTGGTTGTGCCGCAAGGAAAGACACATCGTCACACTTCATCTGGATACATGAAGGATCACGGCGGTAAATAATCGAGCGGTCTGCACCTGCAGTGCCCTTGCCATTGGAACGGCCTAAACCGCGAATGGTGAGCGGCTTTGACTGTGTAGCAAAGATATTGTTTTCTTCAATAAATTTCAGGAAAGTTTTACCGCCTGAATCTGGTACCACTCGATTCGATAAGCTTGAGTACTGATTCGAAGCCATCAGATACGTATCAGGCTGTACCGAGATATCGCCGTCAAATAGATCTTCTGAATCGGACAAACTGGCATTAAAGTCAGACAGGATCTGTTCAATGGTTGCCGTGGCCCAGTCGTGCTGTGCTGTGACCACCGTGACACCGGTCTGGTTCAGAAAGCCTTTCACTCCCGTCAAGCTGTTGCCATACCATGCAATCTGGCTTAGGTGCTTTTCAGCAGCCAGTCGTGCTGCCTGCACCTTGTCACCTTCGAGCTGAATTCCCATTTGCTGGGCTGCTGCAACTTCCATAATCGAATACTGGTACGAGATGACACCCACTTTAATTGGCAACGAAACCGTATCGTATTCAACTTCAGCGAGCGGTAGATCACCACCTGTGCCCGAATAATCTTTACCAATGCCAACGCCCCATTTACGTGACAGTACTTCACCGCCACCAAATACACCGTTCACATTGGTGACCGGAATATATTTGGCATAGTCCATGACCTGCTCAAGCTGAGGTGTCATGTTGTTGGTTTCTTCGATTTTAACGAAGAGCTTTGCCAGTGAATCGAGGTTGAATGCATCCCCGATTGTGGCCTGAATCACCTGAGCTACGGGGGTTAAGCGTAGCTTCATTTGTGCAAGTTTACTCATAGCGTGTTATGCCCCACGTAAGCGAACAATGGCATGGCCCTGTTCATTAGAAATTGATTCCCAAGATGCATTGGGTAACTCGGTACCATCGGTTGCACTGGATGAAAGTGAACCTAACGGCGCGTTGGTGGTGCCATTGGCTGTTTTTACATAGACCTTGGCATTGATATTGGTAACTGGTACTGTTGTTTTTACCCAGATTGCACCAATAGTCATGACCGGCGCGACATCCGTGGCTTGGTATGCTTCATTGCCCGCAGATGTTTTACCCGATTTACCCACCCCGTGACGCACGATAATGCCAAATCGGGTGTTGCTTGCTCCTGCAACTGCTGAAACCGTTTTACCATCGGTATTGATCACCACGACATCACCGTCATTGACCAGTGTTGCACCAGAGACCGGGATGGAAAGAATGTCCTCAGGACTAACTAGCCGGGCTCGAACGCCTGGCAATGTGTCATATTGTTTGACTGACATGATTCACCGCCTTAAATGGTTTTGTATGCATCGGCTTTGCTATAAGCCTGCTGCTGTTGATTGTTATTTCCCTGACCACCTTGACCGCCCTGATCGCCAATATTTTGGCGCTGCTGATGGTCCAGCTCGTCGCCTACGGGATTACTGGCAATCTTGCCTTTTACGGCTGATAACGCACGGAATACGGTATCAATCTGCTCAGGCTTGGCATCACCCACACTGATGCTGCCCAGAACCGCACCCACCAGTGCATCACCGGCTTTGGCTGCAATCACATCACGTTTGATCTGCTCACAACTGCAACCATCCGTTTTAACTGTTGGTACCAAGGCTTTGGCATCGGCAATCACTGTTGCGCGTTCCGCTGCGGCCTGCTCCATTTTTTCAGGGGTCATCTGGTTCTTTTCCAGATCGCCGACTTTCTGCTTAAGCTGTGCATTTTCCGTCTGCAAGGTGTCTACTACTGCCTGAACCGCTGGTAATTCGTCACCGATGGCAAACTGTTTGTCACCTACTTTTAGCTTTGCGGCTTTCAGGTTTTCAAGCTGCTGTTGTTGTAGCTTCAAGGCATCCGCAAGTGGCTTGTTATCGCCAATATCAAAACGAATCCCGTTTACAATGACTTCCATTGTGTTTTCCTCTTGTGGAGTTGGTTTTTGGTCACCGATGCGGCAATCACCACCGCAGCGACCGTATTTCAACAGCGCGACATGATTGCCATAAAAATTAATAAATTTGGCCTGATACGGCGTGCCGTCTTCTGCGACACCAGGTTCAAGCACCAGATTGGCCGCATACCCCAGCGACATTTCGACACGCTCATTGCTCTGGATCAGATCAATACTGGTCTTGTCTTTAATGAGCAGATCACCGACTAGATACTCACCTTCCTGGCGAACATTCTCACAATATCCAATGTGATACTCCTTCCAGTTAGAGGCGTTAATCTCGTTTTTTGGTGGGTGATAGTCGGTTAGATCCACATCCTGAAAGCTGTTAATGCTTTCGGGTTTAAATAGCTCATCCGCTGGTGTGTAAACGTTAATGACCTGATCTGGCGTATATCCTTCGAGTGAAGGAAACTCATAGGCATAGTACTGGCGTACCTGAGGCGCTTTGGCCAGACGTACATTTACACACTTTAGATAGCCTTCTTGTGTAAATGAGCGGGATGACTCGCTGGGTGCAAAGTCACCAATCTTGATGTGATAGATAATTTTCATAAATTGGGCTCATAAAAAAACCGCCTTAAAGGCGGTTAATATCTATATAGAGATACTTCATTTTTGAGGAGTAAAATAATGTCCATCTAGTATTTTAATGCTACTTACAGTTGAACCTAATGAACTCCAATGGATGGTGCTTAGAAACAAAACAGTCCATGTGAGCATAAGGATTAGCCCACTTCTGATTGGCACGCGACTTACAGAGTATTTTCTTAATATGAGCATATTGATGATAGAATCGATCAATCCTGAACTTTTATTTATCTTAGCTATTACTTTATTACTCTGCTCCTTATGATTTATTTCATTGTCAAGATCGAAAAGAGAAATAAAATGATCAACCCCCATAGCATTCTTTAATTGTTCTTCAATTTCACTAGTCTTCAACTCCCACCATTCTTGCCAATATTTAGCTCCAGCTGCTACACCAACCTGATGCCAAGAAATGAAAATTCCTGTCAAACAAATAACAAATTCAACAAATGGTTTACTAGCTTGATTACTAAATACGGCAGCTAAAAGCACACCCTGAAATAACATAAAAAAATTATTTCTATTAATTAATTGATGGATTTCAAAATTCCTAGTTTCAATTGCTAATTTATAAACAGCTTTTAATTCAGAAAAGTTATCTGGCTTATTTTCAGCTTCACACATTTTTTGATTCATAATTGTTTCATTAATTCAATAATATTAAATAAGAAAAATTATTCAACCAAAATATCTTCATAATTTGGCAACGCCGTGCATCGACATCGAATGGGTTCACCTGGATGACCACCAGTTGGCGGATCATCCCAACGAAAAGTTTTACCCTGTTTATGCTGATGATCCTTCCGCACCCGTTCATCTTTGGCAGTTTGCCAGACATACGTCTCAACACCCATGGAAAGCTGACGCGCTTTATTGATCTGGCCATTTATCTTCCCCATCTGATCAGCAGCAATCAGCCGAGCGCGTGAATCTGTGCTTTGCCCTAGTTGAGCAATCGCCTTGGCTAGATCTTCATTAGTCTGCCCTGTTTGAAAGGCATTCATAACCAGTGCTTCAAGCTTGTCCACATACTGATTTGGAATAGATTTGATCAGGGCAACGTTTGCCGCAATGTTGGTGTCTACAATATCCTGAATGTCAGAAGCCCGATAAAACGGCGTAAGATCCACACCAATGATCGATTTGGTATGCTCTGCAATCTGGGCATCCACTTCCTTTTGTGAATCTTGCACCACTTTAGTTGCTAGCGGTCGTGAAACCTGTGTGGTGTACTTCACCAGCTTCTCACGAAGTTTGGCAAAGATATCGGTAATCCAGCTATCTCCGATATTCTGGCCAACAGTGGGTAGTACGATTTTCTTGGTCTGATCCTGACAGTATTTTGAAATAACCAGAAGCTGGCGCGTGTAGTACAACTCAAGACGGCGATTTACTTTTACAGATCTCGGCTTGGTTGCCTTACGTCCCCGCTTACGCTTATTCGCTTCCTGCAGGTGGGGTTTTAACATCTGGATTATTGTTGTCATCGATATTCACCATAATTTCCAGTTCCTTGATATGCTGGTCATCAATCACCGAGTAAACCCCATCAATCACAAGCTGCTTGGCAATCTGAGGCTCAGTCAAAATACCCATATTGAGATACTTCTCATCACGCTCAGCATTAAATTTCTCAACCTCGGCCCGTATCTTGCCACTGAGTTGCCAGAGTGGGTTAAAGACCACGTTTAGATCAGAAAACTGGCGACCAAACGTAACCTGACAGATCACGGCGAGAAACTTCATTAAAATAGGTTTAAGGTGCCATTCTTGCTTGGTGGCAATACTGTCGTAATAGTTACGTGTATCGTGCTCACCTGTGGCATTCATACCGGCTGGCGATTGACCAAACAAAATCGTGTAAGGAATTTCAGCAGCGCCCGCCGTCTGTATAGAAAACTCACTCATCAAGTCAGGTAGTCCGGCAAAGTTATACGTCTTCGAGTCATATTCTTCATCCTTGTCGAGTACCAGCATGCCGTTTAGGCCTTTGAGTAAACCCACGCTTAGAAAACGCTCAACAACTGCCTTCACATCTTCTTTGATTTTATCGACCAGATTTGGCGTTCTGATCACATCAATCTTGGATTCATGAACCAGACTAGCAGTGCCTTTTTTTACTGCGGCATGATCAAGTAGATCTTCATAAACTTCCTGCAAAATGCTTTGCGGTTCTTCATTCACTACATCGGCATAGCGAAATGCTATGAGGCGTGTGTAGTGAATCTTCTTCGCTGCTTTGCCGTCATTTAACTGTAGATCGTAAAACTCAGGCTGCTTGAGCAATCCATTCGATTCAGACAAAGATAGATAAGTATTTTTATCTGCTCTCAGGTATTTCTTTTTGAGCACAGTGAAGAATTCAAGCCGCCCAGTTCCAAGTTTAGTGATATCCAAAGGCTGGTTCAGATCATTACCGTCAGTGGTACCCAGCAAAACGTAAGCTTCACCGTATAGACGCGATAGAATCAAACCAGACAGCAAGATGTCATTAAGACGGAATTTCTTGCACGCCTCTTGAAGCTTCTTTAAATCACCATCCTGAATGCCTTCATAAAACCAGCCAGCACGCAGCATGTCGCTTGCTGGGCGGTTCACAATACGTTTTGCCAGCCAGTGCTGATATACGGCTTCAAGCTGATCATCTGGTATGTCACGGCGAACAAAGTGCCCATGGGCTGCTTTATCTCTCGATGTGCCAATATTTGACACAAAATTGGTATATGCCCCCGCATCGCCGATTGCATCGGGCTTTTGAGTTTCAGCCATAATTTTTCCTAATCAAATACAGTCGGCTTTTTGGCCACAGTGTCATTGATTGCGTCAATTGTTGGGTCCCACTGGTCGTCATGATCATGTGTCATGTCTGCGGTGAGTCCTTCAATCTCTTCAATGTAGTTCAGTAGCCACGGTGCTTCCGCTGGTAGCATGACCATCTGGTCTTCAACATAAAACACTACATCCATGGTCCGCGTAAGCTTGTCAGTGCTTCGCTGGATTGCACGGATCGGTAATGTAGTTTGTCTAGAAATGGTCTGGATGAGCGTGGTACCTGAGAACTTATCCTCAATAGCCATATAGCGCAGCTTGCCGATTTCGGTATTGCTTTCCTTGTGCCTGTTGATGAATAACTTGGCTTGTTTGATCAGTTCCGGCGCTTCCCACTTACCACGCTTCACATCGATAATGTAAAGCTTGCCGTCATATCCTAGTCCACCACATAAGAACACAGAGTAATCATTATGCTCTTTGGTCTTTTGCGCAGTATCGACCCAGATTGCACGCCATTTGAGTACCGGTAGTTTAATGTATCGTCCGAACCACTCAGCCTTGACCAGATCCCCACCTAGCTTTTTCGGTGCCTGCTGGTACTGACTGCTAAATGTATAACGTGATACTGTAGCGCCGTCTTTGTCCTGACCACCCTTCTCTAACTGTAGTAAAGATTGAAGTGATTCCTTCAGTGGCCAGTAGCTTTGACGTCCTTTCTCGTCTCGCTCTACGTTACGCGGTACCTTACGGCGTATATGCTCAGGCAGCGTATTGATGTAAGCATCATCAATCAGTGCCGGTATCGAGATCTGATGCCAGTTACCTGGTACATTACCGGTCATCACAAAGTTGGTCGGATCTTCAACGTGTAAACGCTGCATGATCAGGATGATCGGTGTAGATGACTTGGCCTTACGGGAGTTGACCGTATTCAGTATCTTACGGTTTGCCTTGTTACGTGCCGTTTTACTAAATGCATCCTCGGGCTTGAGCGGATCGTCCAGAATAATCGCACCGGTAAATCCGGTATCAGCCAGTGTGCCTGCACGGCGGCCTGTAACCTGACCACCCATCGAGGCACTATATACATGCCCCGCTTCATATCCATCTACAGTGGTTTTCCAGCTTGCCTTTGCATCGGTACTGGTCGATATCTTCACAGGCCATAAGCCCTGAAAATCCTCTGATTTCACGATGTTTCGCGCCGTGGATGACACATCCTCAACGAGCGATTGAGAAAATGACAAATACAGAAATCTTGAACGCTGGTTTCGTGCGATGCCACGCGCAATCAGATTGGTCAGTAACTCAGTTTTACCGCTGCCTGGTGGAACGTTTATGACCAGATTATCGATCCGGCCTGCAATCACCTCGTCAATCGCCCAGGCAATGTATTCATGATGCCAATTGACTGAAAATTTAAAGCCCATACGAGGCATGAAAAAACGCCGTGTAAAGAACAAGTGTTCTTGCTCACATTTCTCACGTTCTAACTGCATTTCAAGCAGGCTAGTACTTACCTTCGAGTTCATTTAACACCTGCCTTATCTGCTCAGGCGTTGCAACAACATGGGTGACTGGTTCGGGGTTGAGTGGATCTCCCCCTGCGCCAGTAAGCTCAGTTTTGTTTGTATACTTCCCGCCTACATCCTCTGCCGCTTGCCGCAGAATATTTAAAGCGGCTACCCGATTTTTACTGTGCTTCTGGTATTGATTTTCTAAGCGCTGCAACCGTACAGCTAAATTTGCGATTGGGATTGCCTCGGGCTTACCCAGAAACATCTCACGAGTTTTTTCAAAATCATTTTTTAATTCTTCACTTAGATTCTCACCAGCCCGTTTAGTAGGGTCGTATTTTTCACACTGCTGCTTGGTAACTTTTATGCCGTATTCTTGGTTGACGAGTTCAGCAGTTTCAGTGGGTGTATTAAATACGGCAAGTGAGCGAACTATAAAGAGTTTTACCTCTTTTTTTAGAGCCGCCATATCCTTAGTCCTGTCAACCTACGTCAACCTAAATAGTCAAAAAAAAAGAGCCCGAAGGCTCTACTTAATTAAACACGTCCCACAGCACGCAGCTATATTCTTTTCTGAAACAAACGGCGCCTGCTTCGCAACTTCGACCAGACGTTTAATGTCATCACTTGCGCCCCAGCGTTTAACTACGCCCACAAACTCCTCAACATCGTGACCAGCCAAATAATGTTTAGGTAAGCCTGTATGGTCGCTATAGACAATCTCTCCGTCTCCATCACGCTCAACACCAATATGATAGAGCTCATGTTCAATCAGAGCACAAAACTCTCGATCACTCGCTTGCTCGCAAAAGCCAGCATCAATCGTTATGAGATAAACAGGTACAAAGCCGAACCAGTCGCGCATCTGTTGTTCTTGCCGTGCCTTTTTCCATCCGCCTTGGTTGAACATGACTTTCTCACATTGGCCCAACACCATGCGCTTAGCCCGTGTAAATGCAGATGATGCCCATGCAAAGGCTAGAAAAGTCTCGTCATCGTGAAGCAATTCAGCAATGTGGTCATGATCCGGATTATGCAGTTCACCGCCCAGCGTTAAGAAATTCTCAATCACCCAATCTTTTAATTCTGGCGCCGCAATGATGCGAATGGCTTCCTCTTCTTCCGCTTGGTCGATAAAGTCAGTCTGGGGAAATGGTCTGTATTGGTCCATTGAATGTTTGCCCCTTTAACCTTTTAAGCCATGAAACGGCGAAGTTTGATTCGATCTGTAATGGTCCAGAATCATCAATCTTGTATCTATTAGCCGACTCGATACGAACAACTGAATAACCCAATTCATAAGCGCGATCGTAACGCTCCATGCTCCAAGCTTTTGTTGCAAGCTTGCCACCGCGTCCACCAGACCAAGGCCCGCCAGATATCTCGACTAGAATCTTGTGCTCAATCAGATGAAAATCAAAACGCCAATGCTTTGTAGACAAAAACTGAAATTTTTTCTCGTACTTGATGCCGAGTATGTTCAAGGCTTTTTCAAAGTCTTCTTCGGCTTCTTCGTAGCTAATTTTAGCCTTAGGCAGCGATCTGGTTCTTGGTTTTCTTTTAATTTCGGTTTTTTGGGTGAGTTGTTTATATTTATCAAGATCCATAATATAACCCATAAAAAAGCCACCAATTTGGCAGCTTTATTTTTAACCTCTAGCCTCTCGACCAGGCTCATCTTCAAGAACTCTATAACGCCAGTAACGATCAGATTTAACCCAGACTACATTTTCAAGTGTTGCTTTCTTAAATGCAGTTAAAACTTTAGAACCGATTACCAAATTTCCATCTACATTTTCTTTCAAAAAATCAATTTGGTTTTTCTTAACCAGGTAATCAACCACATCATCTTGGTAAAGGCAGTGATCTTTTCCTAACTTTACAAGCATCCACTCAATCACATCATCAAGCTTCATTTTTTATGGTTCTTCTATCTGAATTAGACTAGCTTCTGGAAAATCTCCACTATCCAACTTTTTTCCAGCAAACCATTGGCAACGATATTGACCAGTAAAAATGTCATCACGATTCGTGGAAATAGATTTGACAGCCATATCAGGCCCACCTACGTTAAGTTTTACTTTATCGCCAATCTTGTATTTTGGTATACGATCTTCGCTCATTTATTTTCCCTAAAGTAATAAGAGTAAACTTAGTATATTGGGAATAATTTTGATCTTTCAAGTACATATTTAAAAGTAAAAACCCCGCCAATAATCGATATTTAGCGGGGTTTCATGAGCCGTAATAGAGTCGGCTAATCTAAATAAAAGGCTCTATAATATTTTTATAAAAACCTGATCCAAACTCTGTTCGCATATATCTGGTAACTTTTGCTTGTGGATTATTTTCATCTGCTTCAGCACTTGCAAATGTACCTTCATGAATCTCAAACATTAAGCCCAGCCCCTCCATTAAAGAAAAAACTCCACCTTTAAAAATTTTTTCATCTAGGCTTTCATATACTGCTCGTAGATTTTCAAAAAGATAACAATTTAAGTTTTTTGAAACATGACAATAATTAAAATATGTTGTTTCATCTATCTCACCCAACACTAATAAATAGTGTGCTCGTCCAATCATTTTTGCAGCCAAAGGCATTTCGATCTTATTTAATACCAGAATCGCTTGTTCGCCAAATTCCTGAATATTTTTCTTTGAATGCTTATTATAAAATTTCATTTTCTGATCAGGTGTCAAACATTTCAATTCATCAGAAAATGTTTCAAAGGCTTTGGTAAATAGATGATCATTTATAATTTTCGCACCTTGAGCAAAGGAAGCCGCAAGTCCATATAACCCTACTTCTTCTAAACTTGATGGAACCACCAAACCCAGCACCTCAAGATGTTCACCTTTTATGTTTTGGTCTAAAACTTTCTCAGCTAATTTGCTCACTTCATTAAATGCATTTTTCATTCTTATTAAGTTCTAAAATTAATTACCTAAAGCATGATAAAAAATGAAACCATCTTAATCAATCTCTTTCAAACAATCCCGACATTCTTTCTTGTCGTCGCTTATCTCAGTCACACCATGCAGGCCGAATAAACAGAACAAGAATTGGAGCACGACCTTTCTCTTGGCATAAAAAAAGCTCCACCAGTGGCAAGGCATAAAAGAAGACCTCCCGAAGGAGATCTATTTGAAGATTAGAGTTTTTTTACTTTTAACTCATAATGTGGCAATACATTTGTAAAGGCCGCAACATCAAGAATTTGATATTTTTCCTCTTGACCGCTTGGAAGCAGCCTAACAAGAACATCACCCACATTAACCACAGCCTTAATATCTTTGCTAAATACATTCCCGGGCTGGACAGTACATTGGTTTAATTCTTTTTCTTCACCGTTTGAAGAGCTAATTAATTTTAATGTCTCTGTGTTAAACATTTTTTATCCTCTTATTGTTGGAGATAAATTTATATCACAGAAACGCAAAAATCCCATCGGTTGGATGAGCCTATCTTCAATCTATTAGCTTGGTTAACTGACTTTTCAAATATTCCAAGTACAGCTCTCGATCTTCATAATCCGGAATTTCAAAAACCCAGAACGTATAACTTTTGGATCTAAACTTGAACTTAATAAAAACCGTTTTAACTTCAATAATTGCCTGTTCTTTGCGCATCTCAACAAATAACTTTAGAACCAAGTCAAAAAATCTAAGTTTGTTATCGATTTCATATTCAGACGGTTTAAATTGCTCTAATGCTACAGCAAATATTAACTCACACCACTCGTAACCATCTTCATCATCCATTTAGTCTCATTTGATTATTTAAAATAGATAACGGAATCGACTTATAGCACAGGAGACAATCTTTAACTGTTATTAAAGCCAATATAAAAAATTAAGCCACCAAATAACAACAAAGCCCGCATATGCGGGCTTCAGTTCTGGCCATTTAAATGTACTTTGGCCACTATAAGATAAAAATAGCACATGCCCTGCGCAGGGTCAATCCTTTCCTGATTCAACATTTAAAGTTTTTTTGAAAAAATTGAATACTTAAAGCCTGTGATTGATGCTTTGAAAAGTTAATACAGAAACTGGCTGCTGTTTATTCTTTCACCCTTAGGTTTTATACTGCTTTTTCAGTCAATCACTATAACGATTAATGTCAGATCACCCTTTATCACTTAACGAGTATCTTGCCTCAGTAAGGGAAGTCATACAAATGACTTTCGATGAGCCTGTATGGGTAAAGGCCGAGATACGTAACCTGACTATTAAGGGCGGCCACTACTATCTTGAGCTTGCCGAAAAAGAAGAAGATACAGATAAGATCATTGCAAGCTGTAAGGCAACAATCTGGAAGTTTACTGCCGCCAAAGTTGTTTTGAAGTTTGAACGGGAAAGCGGTATTGAGCTTTCTAAAGATCTCAACGTACTGATCCGTATTAAGGCACGTTTTGATCCACAGTATGGCTTTTCAGTAAATGTCGAGGATATCGATTCAAGTTATACACTGGGCGATATTGCCAAACGTTATCAGCAAATTGTTGAACGCTTAAACAAAGAAGGCCTTCTTCATAAAAACAGATCTTTGCCTGCACCTTTCGATATTAAAAACGTTCTGGTTATTGCTCCACTCAATGCGGCAGGTCTGGGTGACTTCAAGAAAGATGCCGATGTACTGGATCAGGCCGGTGTATGCCATTTTGTTTACCACAGTGCTACCTTTCAGGGTAATACCGCACCTGAGAGTGTTATAAGTTCTTTAAGTTCTGGTTTAAGGCAATGGGCAAGTGATTATAAGGATCCGCCAGATCTGATTGTGATCATACGTGGCGGTGGTGCAGTAAATGATCTGGCCTATCTGAATGACTATGATCTGGCCGCCCTGCTCTGCAAGCGCTCAGTACCAGTATGGGTTGGTATTGGCCATGAGAAAGACCGGACCATTCTGGACGAGATTGCACACCGCTCTTTCGATACACCCAGCAAGGTAATCGGTGGTATTCGCAATCTGATTCAGGAACGTGCACGTGAAGTTATGGATCATCTGCAGACGATCAAGTTACTTTCTCAAAATCAGATCAGTGCTTATCAGAGTCAGAATGATCAGTACATGAACATGATTAAAACGCTGGCCACCAGCCGGATCAGTGAAGCTCATAAAAATATTGATACTCTAATGGAAAGTACACGCTACTTTGCCCAGTACCAGCTTAAACTGGCATCTTCGCATGTCGAGAGCCTGATCAGGGAAACACTGATTCAAAACCCCAAACATGTACTGGGTAAAGGTTATGCCATTGTCCGCAGCAACAATCTTGCTATTCGTTCTATTCAAGAGATCACTGATTCATCCATTGAGGTTGAGCTTCAGGATGGATTTATTCATGCAGACGTCAAAAAGGTAATTCCACATGACTAAAAAAGAGCTTTCATTCAAGGATGGCTACGACATTTTGAAGAAAAATGCCGAGCTGCTGGAGTCTCAGGAAGAGCCGGACATTGATAACCTGATGAAGATTGTCGAGGAATCAATGACGGCGTATAAAGCCTGCAAAGCCAGAATTGATGCAGTTCAGCAGGCTTTAAACGAGACATTTAACAACCCTTAAAATATTTACTTTATAAACATGATGAAACATACTGATATAAAAATTGATTTAGCCTTTATCACTACAATATATTTAGGATATCTTTACTTAAGTGGCAGAATATTTATCGATGGAGCAATCTATAAAACAGGTAATGAAACCACAAATATTGGTTTCGATTTCACAGATTATGTTTATGAAGGATTCCTGATAAATCTAGGTATTCCTCAATACATAATTTTAGCTGTATGCATAATTTATTTTATAGCAAGACTTAAAGTTAATAAAAAAGAGTATGAAATATCCTATTTATTGTTTTGTGAATTCTTAAATAATCCTTCAGATTTTAATAAAAACAACTTCAAAGGCACCAAAAATAGAGTATTACGAAAATATATACTCGATTCGAGAAGAAAAAAGAAAGTTGGTTTATTTCATGGTTTTCATAACGACCTTTTAATTTCATATCTATTAATGATAACTCTATTAATCTCACTTATGCTTTTTTTTCTTAGATTGTCAGACTTCTCAGTTCAGGGACAAGAAGCCTCACTGTCTAGAGTCTTAAATAGCAGTGTTTATATATTAAAAGATAAAGAAAAAATGTATCAGCTAGCTTGTGGAAAAGATAAATGTATTTATGCAAATAAAATATTTAGTAATTTTATAGCATTAAAAGAAGATGAAAAGAAAACATATATACTTGAGGAAATACCAAGTTTCAGTAGCAAATACAATACAACTGCTTTTATCTTAAGTTCAAAAAAGAGTAAAAAAACTCAAGAAATTATTATTCAAATAAACATGCACTCTAGAAAAGAACCCATACCATATAAATACGATGTAAAATTAACAACATCAACAGATCACCATAATAAAAAAATCTATAGTGATCAGCCTAATGATTTCTCAGATAAATTAAACAGCATTCAATTTGTTAAAGAAAAAAGTATTCCTTATTTTGCTTATTTCAAAATTCCATCCGATGAAAGTATTGTAAGTATATCAATACAAAATTTACCAGAGATATATGATTAATCTTTTAGAGATTAACCATATACCCAATAAACCCATACTTACAATGCAACACTGCCAGACCGCACTTTACGTCCTGTCTGGCATCGTTCTGGGTACGTTCATCGTTTGCCATTTCTGACCACGATTGCCCGCGAAAGTAACGGTCAACCAAAGCGTCCATCCAGTCGTCCATAATTTCACTCTGGCCAGTCAGATCTAGAATCAGGCGCTGTACCGCACGTGCTTCATTGTCATCGATCATGCACTTGATTCTGGACTTATGCTTTCGGTACGGTTCGCTCTCACTTGCAAAGTAACTGGCAATGATCTCACGTTGTTTTTTCTTACCCAGCCGTTTTAAACGCCGCTGCTTTTCTGCCTGTATCATGGCCGATGCTATCGGATTACTGTATACGCCACTGGGAACGCCGGTAAAACTTTTCTGATCCAGCCATGCGCCAAACTGGTACAGCCAGCCTTCCAGATCAAATCGGGACCAGTCCACCGTTTGCATAATATGCTTCTTATCGATCATTAATGTCATTGAATCCCCCAATCATTTTTTCTATCTGCTGTACCGCTAAACCTGATTTAACTTGTGCTGTACTGAACCGTAAAACTGTAAAACCCATCATTGCCGCTGCGTTGTATTTTTCCATATCCCCGATATAACCTTTGCCTCGTGTATGGCGTCCGCCGCTCCAGATCCCGCCCTCAACTTCTACCAAAATTTTTGTACCTGTAATCCAAAAATCTGCCCGCCACTTTCGTTTTGTATGGAATCTATATTCCTGCTCAAAGCTGATTCTGCATGCTCTCAGGTGTGTTGCCAGTACATTCTCGCCTTCACTTGGCTGTCTGGTACCTTGCTTTGATGAACGGCGTTTTGTTCTTTTCACTGGAAATAATTCACGGTATTCAGCAAGGCTCATGGATGTCATGCCGCCCCCTGCAACGAGCCCTTAAACCCGACCTGCTTGAGATACCGCTCCCATTGTTTGGCCTGTGCTGGATCTGAGAGCTTCATGGCAATTCGTGCCGCCAGTTGTTCGTAGCTTTCGCCAGCATGGGCAAAGAACCCTGCAAACTCGGGATGGTGAGCCAATTTTTGGGAAAAAGCCGTGATTTGTTTGTCGGTGAGCTGGTTAGCTACACTCTGCTGGCGTCTAACCTGCTTGTCGTAATTTGTGGTTTGCTCACGTATTTGATACTTGGCGTGTGCATTAAGCAACCAGTCGGCAAAGTGATAGATCATCAGTTCATCACAGAGATTCTTTGGCGCATTAAACCGCTCGAATGCATTTTGCTCGCGTTCGAACCAGTTAGCTTGTATCAGCTCATCGGGTTGTATCTCGGGATTGGCTTGTGAAATTTCTTCACGAAGTTTTTTTAAGCAAAGCCATGTTTTTTTATTTTTAGATTCTATTGACTGGTTCCTTGATAGGTTCTGTGTCCCAAAATTGGTACTGGTCGCGGTACCGTTTTTGGGACTGGTAGGTGTCCCGTTTTTGGTACTAGTACCGTTTTTGGAACCAGTACCTAAATTGGAACTGGTTCCGTTTTTGGGACTAGTACCATTTTTGGTACTGGTTACCGAATCATCTTCCCGACCAGTTACACCCGTGAGCAGGTAAACCTTTACTCCGTTTCCACTGATCTCTCCTGTATCTTTGATAAAACCAGATGCCTCAAGCTCATCCAGTACCTTGATGATGGTTTTACGGTTAAGCTTGGTGTCTTTCTCCATGCGCTTGATACTTGGATAGCAGCGGTGTGTTTCCCCTGCACGGTCTGCCAGTGTGAGTAACACGAGTCGCTGGCTTGAATTTTTGACTTGAGCCTTCCACGCCCAAATACTTGCGTCTAAGCTCATAAGCTTTTCCTTATTTGTTCATGCATGACTGCACCTGCTTGTCGAGTTTGGCCAGCGCCACATGCATTTCATGAATGACCCGTGACATATCCAGCGCCTCGCCCTGCGTAATCCGGCCATCGGCCATCATTTCCCTAAAAGCTTTAGATACATTGCCCTTGTGTATGGCCAGATATAAAAAGGTGTCCATCAGGCTGGTATCGCGTTTGCTCTCGGGGATATCTGGTAGGTCGATTGCCACCTTGCCCAGTCGGGCGCACATTTCCTGCAAGATCCGAAAGTCCCCTGTAATCTCCATCAGCTTGACTGCCTCAAGCAGTGTGATGTGATGGGTATGCGTGTTTGGGTTGACCTTACTATTCAGCACGGCGGGACTTTTGATACCCATACGCGATGCAAGTGCAGATGCACCACCGAGAAAGTCATGAACGGTGTGATAGGCAGCATCTAATATGTTCATAGCAGGTTCCTTTGAACGTGTTTTTAAATTTGATGAGGCTTAATTTATTGATGTACTTCTTTTTAATGGTAATAAGCCTTTGGCCAAATCTCTTATTTGATATTCACGCACAAGTGGAATTTTATTTTCGGGCCATTGACTGATTGCTTGAGAGCTAATTCCTAGCTTCAAAGCTAAGTCTGTAATATTGCAATTCAAAAGCTCTAAGGCTTCTTGTTTTGTCATTAACTACACCCAAATAGGTAACTTTTCTTACCTTTATTAAATAACATAAAACTTACCTAGTCAAATGGTAAGATTCCTTACATTGAAAATGGGCAAAAATTTATGGAAACTTTAGGAACTCGCCTGAAAGAACTAAGAAAAAATAAAAAAATTACGCAACAACAAATTGCTGATGCAATAGGTGTATCTAAAACATCCGTCATTTATTGGGAAAAAGGCGATAATCTTCCTAAACATGATAGCTTAATGGCACTAGCACAAGTACTTAACGTATCTTCTGCATATTTATTAAATGGGGAGGAAAATGATAAGTCTGACTCAAATGTATCCATGCCTTTTCAAATTTCAGGGCGGTTAATTCCTGTGATTTCATGGGTTCAAGCTGGTACTTGGACTAGTGTAGAGGCTGTACCTGCGGGTACACAGTTTGATAAATGGTTGCCACCAAACCCGAAATGTGGCAAACATGGATACGGACTAGAAGTATCAGGTGAGTCAATGCTTCCAGACTTTCGCCCTGGTGATAAGATATATGTGAATCCAGATTTTCAAGTAAGTGACTTAAAAACTGGAGATCTAGTCATTGTTTCTAGTGAAAGTGGTAAAGCTGCTACTTTCAAGAAGCTAATTGTAGAGACTGACAATATGTATTTACAGCCGCTAAATCCTGAATGGTCGGAAAAAGCTATAGCGTTAGAAGATGGATGTAAATTGGTCGGAAAAGTTGTAGGCCTTTATAGAGATGTCTAATTATAATTTATAAAGTTGTCATATTATAATTCACAGAGGGGAAAATATTTTGAAAAATAATCCTTATGCTGCTGCTGCATCAAGTATTGGTTACGATTACCAAATAAGATTAGCTCTTCTCAAGTCATTTAAAATCAATGAGGAGAGTGAAGTTCATATTGAAGCATTAGATGATATAGAGCTTAATACAAAGGATGGGAAACAGTTACTATCATTAAAGCATAAACAGATTAATGATACTCTTACAGACCTTTCAGTTGATTTCTGGAAATCAGTCAATATCTGGATCGATAGAATAAAAACTATCACTACTCCCATAAATTTCTTATTGTGTACAACAGCTGAGGTATCTGATAGTTCATTTTTAAAAATCATCACAGATGGAAGTAAGACAACCATTGAGTTAGAGGATATAACTCAAATTGAACAAATTTTAGATACTTCAACTAACAAAATTATAATTCCTATAAGAGAAAAATTTAAAGCACTAGAAGATTCTAAAAAAATTGAATTATTCAACAGGATTACAATTATAGATAAATCAATAAGAATCAATGATATACCCAGTAACATTATGGATGATTATTTTAGAACTGTGAACCAACAATACAGAAATAATGTATACGAAGCATTAGAAGGATGGTGGTTTTCTAAAGTAATTGAAAGAATGACAGGCAGTTTAAAAGATCCTTTAATTGTTAGAGATATAAGTGCCAAACTTCAACAAATAAGTGAGCAATATTTTGTAGATAATCTTCCTATAACATTTGATGAATTGACACAAGATCAAGTTGATATAACGAGTTATTTGGACAATGATTTTCTTTTTGTACAAAAAATGAAACATATACGCATAAGAGATACCCAACTTCAACGCTCTATTTTCGACTTCTTCCGCGCGTATAATCAAAGAGTTGAATGGCTAAAATCCAATTTAGTAACATCTGAAGAAATATCAAAATTTGAAAAAAAACTAATAGATGAATGGGAACGCTTTAAAGATGATCAATATTTTGATGATCAAGAAATTACACAACCTGAGTTGTTAAAAATTGGACGTGCAATATTTAGTTGGGCTCAGAACACAAATATATTTATCAGACCCAAAGTTACAGAACAATATGTAACCAGAGGAAGTTTTCATATCTTAGCTGACAAAGAAGACGACTTAATCTATTGGCTACCAAAACTTCCTTGATAGGTATAAAATGACCGATTTTAAGAAACAACCAAGTGAATCAAGAGCTTTATTTTCGCCATCTTATTGTGCGCTGATTATTGCAAATTTCATTGATCATTATCAAAAAAAATCTGGTAAATCTATCCCACCAGCATTGATACATATAATTCTCCCATTAATACTTAATGAAGACTATGCATCATGTTTTCTAAATAATAGTAGAAAAAATTTTTTCCATATAGTTGAATCTAATAGAAATATTTACTCATCATTCCCATTAAACTACTTTAACTCAATTGAGATCACTAACAATGCCTTACTTTTCCTTGCCGAAGCTAAAATTTTGTCGGTACAAAACGGCACAATTGAATTGAATGATAAATTTCTAAATAAAAGTTACTTTAAAACCAATCTCAAATATGAATTCCAAACTTCTAATACTATTTCTAACTCTATTTCAAAAATAGATGATGTAACTGGTATATTTATTACGCTAGGTATTAATCCATGAAAATTAAATCCATACATATATATAGTCACAATGGTGAGGTTAGAAGTATTAACTTCAAAATTAATGGACTAAATATTATTACAGGATTAAGCTCTACTGGAAAATCTTCAATTATCAATATTGTTGAATATTGCTTAGGAAAATCAGATTGTTTAATTGCAGAAGGGGTTATCACGTCTAAGGTCTCATGGGTTAGTGTAATCTATGCTTTAGGCGAGCAAGATATATTGATTGCAAAGAAACTACCAGAAAATGGAAAAGCTAGCTGTAGCCAGTTAATGTTAAAAAGAGGTGTAGATCTCACTGCTTGTGATTTCAAAGAGTTAGAAAATAACTCTAATGATGATACTTTAACCTTGTTATTTAATAATTTACTAAATATTCCAAATGAATTCACGAATGTTGATTCTAATCAAACACGTACTTCATTTAATATAAACTTATCTCATACTAAATTTTATTTATTTCAGCCTCAATCTTTAATAGCAAATAAAGATAGTTTGTTCTACAGACAATCAGAAAGTTTTATACCTCAAGCCATTAAAGATACTTTCCCAATTATCGTTAAAGCGGAATCTTTAGAATATAGAATAATCTTTGAAAAAATCAAACAGTTATCAAAAGATATAAATTTGATTCAAAAAAGAATTGAAAATGAACAAAATGATGGCAGCTATTTGATATTTGATCATCTAAAAAATGAAGCATCAAATTTAAAAATAGACATTTCAAATGTATTATCACCGGAAAAACTCTTAAGTTTAGTAAAACTAAAAACTAATGAAGCTAATCTTCAAGAAGATTATTCTGAAGCAATCGTTAGTATCCAAAGAAAAATACTTGAGCTCCGAAAGGAAAAAAGTAAATTAATTACTGAACAATCTCTTCTAGAAAAATTTTTCTCAGAGAAAGACACCTATTTTACAAATCAAAAACTATTAGAATCTAGACTATCTACAATAAATGCTTTCAAAAATATAGAATTATCAGATAGTCAAAGTTTCAATGAAATTATTAAGTTAGTTAAATCAGACTTGGTAAGTATTAGTAAAAAACTAAAAACTTACAATAAGATTTCCGATGATCATAATAAAGTTAAAGCTTTTGATGAGTTATCAAAGAGAGTAAATGATATAGATAAAAATATCATCAACCTAAATCATCAACTTGCAGATCTCAATGAAGCCAACAATACATATTTAAATGATTCATTCGATCTTGCAAACTATTATATTTTAATTGGAAAAATTAAAAGTTTCATCGAAAATATAAATATTAAATCTTCTGAAACCCTTCAAGAAGAATTGATTCAAAAACAGCTCAAACTTTCATATCTAAAAACAGCCCTTGAAGAATATGATAGTATTTCTGAGAAATTAGATTCAATTATTTTTCAGATTTCTTTAAAAATTACCGAGTATTTGAAACTATTAAATTATGAACATGGTACTTCTACAACCAGATTCGATTTAAAAAATTTAACTTTAATTACCACCAGATCTTCTGGAAAATCTATACCTATGAATAAAATAGGTAGTGGTGCTAATCATCTGGCTTTACACATTTCTGCTCTTTTAGCATTTCATTATTATTTTCAAAATTATAGTTGCCCAGTTCCATCTTTCATAATTTTCGATCAACCAAGTCAAGTATATTTTCCTCAATTAGGATTAGAAGCCAAAACTGATTTACAAATTAATAAACACTATAATAGAGATGATATACAGGCTGTTAAAAACCTGTTCAAGTTCCTAATTAATTTTATAAATGAGGAAGTACCTAATTTTCAAATTATTGTTACAGAGCATGCACTGTTCAATGAACAATGGTTTACAGATTGTATGATTGAACCATTTTGGGCACCTCCACACGCACTTGTACCTGAAAATTGGCCCGTCAAAAAGTAAGTTAAATTACTATTTGACATTACAAGTAAGTTAACTTACCTTTATCTCGTACACAATAAAAAGCACCCTTGCCTTCGAACTCATGGGTGCTTTGCAATTAAGCGAGATAAGTATGAAGCAAAAACCTATACAGAGTCAAACCACCTCTATCCTATACCAGCAGCCCACTGCCAGTGAGCAACGCCCATCACGCTGGAAATCTATCTACACCACTGCCAAAGAGTTCTGCCTCTTTGCCCTGCTCTCATTTGTACTTTGGGCCATTATCCATCTTTGCTACATCGCTGTTGCGGGGTGAATTATCATGACCTATAAAGCATTTTTAAACACTCAGAAACGTACATTTCCTGTTCAACCACAGCGCAAAATATACCCGACAAGTTATGGCGCACACACACCTGAAAGCCCTGTAAATACTGGTGTTTCGGCACCATCTATACAGGGTGGTAGCCATAAGTGTGTAGATCATTTTGCAAGCGCTTCCACATCCGTCGAAACAACCCCGTTTGTGGAGCATGTGATGAACAAGAAACGTTTTACCACCCCGTTTCAGCAGTATTTATATCAGGACACCAACGGCTACTTTAACGTCCGTTTGGGCCCAAAAATCTATCTGGTCAAAGTTTCTTTAGATTACACCCCAAACTTTGACAACGAATTTTTAGGTGGCAAAGAGGCACCAGCGTTTAACTGGAACAGCATACTAGTCAAAGACACACCGGAGAGCCAGCCGCGCCCCATTACCCAAGATGAACTCACACTGTACTGGTTTAAGCCAAACATTAAAAAGGTTGTGAATTATCAGCGTGCCATCAAGCGGCGCGCCAGATCGCAGTCACCGCGCTACAGCAAAGAGCAGCGCATCGCCTACCGCAATAACCAGTACAACAACGCCTGAGGAATAACATGATGAACGTCGCAGTAAATACACAAGCCATGGCCGCTATAAATGCCTCAAGTACCTTGCAACTGATTCAGCTTGAGCTTAAAGCGCCAAAAAGCAAATTCAACAAATTTGGTAATTTCCATTACCGTAGCTGTGAAGATATTTTAGAAGCCGTTAAGCCGCTACTGCACAAGTACGGCGCTACCCTTGTGGTGAGCGATGAAGTGCAGCAGGTTGGCCCACTGGTCGTGATCACGGCCAAGGCTATCTTTACCGAAGCAGATGGCAAACAGACCGTGATTACTGCCCATGCAGGAGTCGATATCGACAAAAAAGGCATGGACGTTGCGCAGACCTTCGGGGCTTCAAGCTCTTATGCGCGCAAATATGCCCTAAATGGTTTGTTCCTGATCGATGATACCCAAGATCCAGATACCGATGCATTTCAAGAGCAGCAAAAAGCACCGGCTCAAAACCAGTCACGCCAGCAAAATCAGCCGCGCCAGCAAAACAAGCCGGCTCAGCAGCAGGCAAATGCACAGCAGCAGAACCCTGCATTACAGCAAAATCCACAGTCACAATTGACACGGGATTTTCAGGCGGCCCTAAAAGACATTCAGTTTGCCAAAGAAGAAACCGCGTTGAAGCCAATTTACCAGTACTTCAAGGGCACGCACTTTGAGCAGCAGATTGTAAAGGCCTGCAAGGCAAAAAAGGATCTGGAGGGCTGGAGTGCGTAAAGACCTACATCTTCAGGTATGTGGCCAAGCTTCATGGCAAAGGCAACTTACGTGGACGTGTAGAGGCACCTACAGCTCTCCAGGCAAAACAGCAGATCTTGCGGGGAAATGAACTCATTAAAGAAGTATCAGTTTCCCTATTAACCAACCAGAAGGCTGCCAGCCAGCAGTCTTATGAAAAGTTTAAGGGCCATATATGAGTTTTCGTTATTCATCACGCTACCGCACCCTTGTGGTGATCGGTAGCAAAATGAACCACTATTTTGACAATGTAAATGCATCGGAAATATACCAGCTCATCGAAGACGCAAAATTTAAAGAAGCGTGCTGGAGAAAATAAAACCGTCTTGAGCTGCGATGTTCTGCATGAGTGACCATATTGCTGACCCTCTGTGGTCACTCTTGAGAACATTGCAGTATTTGGGGAAATTTTGAAGGGTAAGGTTATGGAAAAATATATATTTGTCATTGAAGCAGACAAACCGCCTCAGGTATTTATCAATGAGGTGATTCCCAATATTGGCAAAGTCATTGAAATGAAAGCCGAGGCACTACCTAACCGCGTGCCAGTTGCTTGGGTTTTAGAGCGTTACCCTTTTTCCAGAAAAACCATAGTTGATAGTTTAAGAGCGTTCAACAAAGGCCGCGATGGTAAACATCTTTACGATCCTAAAGACGTCGTTCCTATACTAGAAAATATGACGGCAGAAAAAACTGCAAGACAATCGAGACGTAAGAGTTAACAAGGCGCTTTAAGCGCCTTTGCTCATTAGTAGAAATGATGTTTACAATTACTCAATCATAAGATATATATTTTACTTAACTCATCATATTTTCTTATTTAATACGAAAAAGATCGAATATAAATTCATTTATTTTTGGCTAATTAGACGTAAATATCACGGGGGTGACAATGTCTTATTTTAAAGATACTACAGCCAATATTGTAGGTAACAATAGACTCAGATCACCTCAAATAGAAGCCTATCTAAAAATCCAAGATTATTTTGAAGAAAATCCTAAAGGTGAAGCATTAGTAGTATTGCCAACTGGTACAGGCAAATCTGGTCTTATATCTATAGCACCATTTGGAGTTTGTAATGGACGTGTATTAATTATTACTCCTGGTTTGGTTACAAAAGATAGTATTAGCAAAACTCAGGAATCATTAAGAGATAACTTTTGGATTAACTTCGATATCATTTTTGGAGTAAATAATTTACCCATAGTCAGTGAGTTTACTTCTGATATCTCTGATGAGCATCTCCATGGCAGTAATATAATTTACGCTAATATTCAAAAAGTTATCAGCCAATCAGAAAATTGCTTAAAAAATAGAGTTCCACCTGACTTTTTTGATATGGTTATCATTGATGAATCTCATCACTCTGCTGCGCATAGTTGGGAGGAAATACTTACCTATTTCAGTTCTGCAAAAAAACTCCATGTTACAGGAACTCCTTTTAGAGGAGATGGTCAAGCCATTCCAGGTGAAAGAATTCACGAGACCCCTCTATCAGAAGTTATGCGTGATCGATACGTTAAATATTTAAAAAAAGAAACGGTAAATGCTCATCATTTATATTTTAGTACTCCAGAATTTCCTGATGAAAAGCTCACCGTTGAACAGGTGTTACGTTTTAAAGATTCTGAATGGATACAAAAATGTGTGGCTTTATCTAAAGATTGCTCAATGGATGTTATAAATCAGAGTATTGTAAAGCTGAAAGAATTAAGGGAATTATCACCAGAAGTTCCACATAAAATACTTGCTGTTGGCTGCAGTATTGAACATGCCATAGACTTAGAAAAATGGTATAAAGAATTAGGCTTCAGAACTGTACTAATTCATAGCAATATGGACAAAGCCTCACAAAAAACAAAATTTACATCTATAGAAAACAACGAATGTGATGTAGTGGTTTCTGTAAATATGCTTATGGAAGGTTATGATCACAAGTACTTGACAATATTGTCGATTTTTAGACCTTATAAAAGTTTAAATGCATTTGCACAAGTTATTGGGCGTGTTTTACGAGCAATACCAGAAGAAGAAATTAGTGCTTTTGAGATAGATAATAATGCTACCGTTATCTATCATGAAGAAACTGGACTAAATGATTTGTGGCAAGATTTTCAAAAAGAAGTGGAACGAGCAAAGAATGATCGGATTAAAGATTACTCCCTTAAGGAATTGACCAAAGATTATCAGCGTAAAGCTCAATCATTAGGTGAGGTAGGCTCTGAGGCTGCATTTATTAGTGATCAAGATTCATTTTTACCTGACATAGACTTCAATGAATTATTTGAAAATAAAAGAAAAGAAGTAAATAATAAAGTTCAAGAAACGCTAAGAAAGCTTTCAGCTATTGAAGGTCTAGATGAAGATATTCTAAAAAGTCTAGAACAAAAACTTATAGATAAAGAAAGCAAAACTATATCTGATGACTACATTGATCCTGAGCTACTACAAAAAAGACCTACTGCTGCTCGAGAACAATTAAGAAAGCTAATTAAGAAAAAAGCTGAGGATGAGGTTACTAACCTATTGGTAGACAAAGGTTATGATCCCAAAGGGACTGAATTAGCAAGCTCATTTTCTAAACACGCGCCAACCATCAAGGCAGGCATTGCAAATGATGCGGCTTTGGTGATGTATATTAATTTCAAACTTTATGATAAATTTCGCTCTATTGCAGAAAGGGATAACCAAACCCTGATTAAATCATTGAAGGTAATTCCTTCCATCATTGATGAAGTAAGGAAAATGATATGAACCAAGTTATTAAAGATATTACAGAATCTCTAATCAACCTCCATATGTTCAAAGGAATTCAGCCATCTGAATTAGCAGATTCTATTTTTGAAGATTGCTACCTGGGCATGTCCACTAAGAAAAATGCTGACATTATTGAAGTAGTTATTTCATTTACTGAAATGTGTGAAATGACTGGTAAAATTTTTACTCACCATATGAAGTATATCTACAATCGAGAGAGTTTTCTTTTAAAGATTGAAGAAGCTGTTAACTCTAAAAGCTATAAGCTTGTATGGGACAGAAACTTCTTAGTTAAGCGTAAAATTGAAGCTTTGAGCGTGAAACTAAAGGAGTTAGCCTATAGAGAAGCTCAAATTAAAGAAATTTTGAACACTATCCCAAGAAGATTCAAACAAGAAATTCAAGCTGAATTAAAGTTAGTATGTTAAAAAACTTCTATCTTTGAAATGGTATTTAGCCTGATTAAAAATACAACAATTAGTGTAAAAAATTATTCGACACCACTCCGACACCACAGTTTTATAAATAACTGTTTTTTATTGATTATTACAACCTTGCCAAGGTTGGGGTCGCGAGTTCGAGTCTCGTTTCCCGCTCCAAAATTTTTAAATTTGGATTTACAGGTCATATAACATTCAATGTTGTATGACTTTTTTTTGTCTAAGAATTTTATATACGCACTGATAATAAAATTGCTGCCAAGTTGGCTTAAAGAGTTTAATTAATTTCTATGATATAGAGTATAAACTTGACAACACTTCCCTCATAAACAGTATTTCTTAATAAACTGTCTTGTAAAATTCTAAGCAACCAAATCATCAGTGTTTCAATGAATAGCTTTGTTAATGATGAAATGATATGGATTCAGAATACACAAAGGACTGAGTTAGCATCATCTGATCGAGAAAAAGTCTAAAATTCAGCAATAAAAAAAGCACCCGAAAGTGCTTTTTTTAATTGTTACTTATTGAGCAACAATATTGACAGCGCTTGGACCTTTCTGGCCTTCAACGATGCTAAATGATACACGCTGACCTTCATGAAGCGTTTTGAAACCTGAGCTTGCAATTTCTTTGAAATGTGCAAAAACGTCAGGACCAGAATCTGGTTGAATAAAGCCAAAACCTTTAGTTTCGTTAAACCATTTAACGGTTCCAGTAACTGTGTTAGACATAATCTTACCCTATATTTTTAATAGTAAATTGCCAAATAAAATTTGACCGATATAACTTTGAAAATTTAACAAATTAAGCTCAAGAATCTAAAAAACGGAGGATTATGAATAAAACTTCGATACTTTAAAAGGTTTAACTAATTGTGTCATTTCTCTAGCTAGACTCTATACTACCCTAAAAACCACATCAAGTATATGCTTATTTGATATATATACTTACAAAAATAAAATGCGATTACTCAAAAACCGATGAAAATTAGAACCTTAAAAATATCATTAAAAAAATATTTTCTATCACATTAACAATTATATGTTATAGTCGAATTTTAAAATGCATTAATTTAATATTTATTTTCGGATGATTCCTCATCCGAATTTCAATGTAAAATAATTTTCTTATCACCTTCCTATTTTTTAATTAACTAATTAAGTTATAAATATTTTAATTGAAATAAATTTAACTATTTAAATAAATTAATTAATCTCAATTTAGGCCAAAAGGATACCTTATGTCTAGGTCTACCATGATTAATTATAAAATCACGATTCAAGATGCAAATAATTTCATCAGAAAAATCATCAAAGTAAAAGATATTCAATTTAATAAAGAACTTCTTTACGAAACAAATGAATGGTTATGGATTTTTGAAGACAATAATGAGTTTTGTCCATTTGAGCTCTGGAGTTTTATGGATCGCGTAAAAGTACATGATGGACTCATTTTTAATCATAAAATATATAAAGTCATTGAGGTCACTAAAATGAATAAAATAAGATATATATAA